ATGCTCGCAACCTCAAGAGATAGAACCAAAGGCTTATTTCTAGAAGACGTTGTCAACTTCTTAATTAACAGCGATATTTCGGTCAATACAAATGTTAAAGACACAGGTCAAAGTGGCAATAACATCAACTTTGAAATTCTGATTGGTCGAACGAAAACAACCTCCGCTAAGGCATTAAAACTAGTGAATAATCCAACTGGAAATGCCTACAAAGAACCAATCTTTTCAATTACAGATGTACGTTCATTTAATGATGAAATTAAGTTCTACTTGCTCGCAAACGATCTGGAACGTAATATTTCGCCAAGCTTTCAGTCGGCAGCAGAGGGTTACAATATCACGCTGTTGCCATGGTCTAAAAAAGCCAGTTCGATTGGTCAGTTGAGGCTGGCTTGAAGTAGCGTTGCCGAAACACTTTTCTAAGACCTAATAGCACTAACGGACACGAACTAGTTCGCAACAAGCGTTCTCAACTGCTGATATTAATATGCCAACTAGATATTGGGTCAATATATGGATATAGGCTTGATTTCGCGATGTCGTTTATCACCCGCTGAAATCACACCGTGTTTTTAGTCTATACACCAAAAGAAAGCCAGTACTGGCAATCCAGCGGACACAAAAAGAGCCTCAAAATTGGTGCATAAATGTTTTGACCCTTTTGGCTATTCAGTCAAAAGTCAGTCACGAACATTTACAACACAATTTTGAGGCTCTCATTTTTTCCTATCCAAACGACCTCAAACCCACGCTATTAAAGCCGTGCGTTCAATTCCTTGGTCATATCCTCGTAACCCGGACGGCCGAGCAATGCGAACATGTTCTTCTTGTTGTGATTTGCTTGAACACTGATTTCATAGGGTTTCAAATCGCCGGTGTAAAAGCAAAAATAGCTCTATATCAATTTCTTAGGTTTCATAATTTCGGATTCACTTCACCACAACTTCACCACGAATTACTTATATTTATATTATTGCATAAGTAAAAAAGCCCTCCACCCGCGTTAGCGAGCAGAGGGCTTTTTTTGTTACCTGATATACAGGCTTTCGCCCGGATAAATCACGCTATAGATTGATTTGCCGTTGTTAGCGGCTAACGTGTACATGCTGATGCCATACTTTCTGGAAATGCTCCAGAAGCTGTCACCAGATTGAACTGTGTTATACGTGTGTGAATAGGTTTGCGCATTTGAACTGCGCGAACCATAGCTCTCACCGCCGTTAACACCCAAGGCAACATAACGATACCTGCCTGAGTAGCTGAGATAACGTGCCCAAACATATGTGCCACGGATATACACGTGATCATAAATCACGCTTTCACCGGGTGCATAGCTACCAACGGATGCATATCCAGTTCCGGCACCCGTGCGAATGTTGACCGTCGTGGACGGCTTGAAAACACCCGCTTGCGCATAGTCGGTATCACTGGCTGCATTCGATTTCGCTGGTTGGCTTGGTGCCGGTGTTACAGGCGCCGACGGAGTTGCTGGCTGCTTCGAGTATCCATTATCGGTCACACCAAGCAGATCAACGTTACCATCGAGGCCTTGCGACAGCCCAAATGCGCTCGTGTACTGCCAAATAGCTACTCCATCCATACTCGGAAAATAACCGTAGTCTGGTTTGGTAGTTGGTAGATAATCACGGTAAGCAGCAATCCAAAGGCTGTTAGGAAATTCTTTCAGAATACGCTGATAATCGACGTGTGCCAATGTATATGGCTTGTAACTGTAATACATGGGCGTGTAGCCTTCTGAACGAATGCGCCGCATGCCGGCCAAAATTGCATCCGTATTAGCTGCCATATTGCCAGAAGCACCATCTTCGTAGTCCAAAGCAACGATGCTTCCCTTCGGCGTCTGTGCTTTGATACGAGGCATATAACGGTCAAGTGCTTCTAATCCCAACTGGCTACTTGCACCAACACCATACCAGATGTAGCTATGCACACGTTTTCCTGCCGCCTTGGCACTAGCAATTTGGCTATCATACGTCCACTGATCGATGTACGTACCACCGTAAGTTCCGCCAATCTGAGATATTACGAACTTGTCTTGATCTGTTCCATATCGTCCACTTGCTCCCAGATACTTCGCCCAATCCGGGCCCTGATCTCCCTTGGCTGCATTGACCTGCGATGGCAGGGCAAAAGAAATAGCCGCCAAGAAGGCGACTACCAAAGTGATTAGTTTAGTTTTTAGTTTCATGGTTTCCTCCTTATTGCTGTGGAGCAACAGATGATGGTGACAGCTGAGCCTTAACTGCGTCTGCGGCCGCCTGAGCTGCGGCAGCCACTTTGTCTTGATTAGATGTTTCCTGATCGACCGTTTTTTGTGGATAGGTTTCTGCTAGGCTGTCTTTCAAATCAGCGTAGGATTGCTCAACTGCGTTGGCAATTGTCTGCTCGTCTGCGCTGGTGAAACCAAGCGACTTCAATCCGTCTTTCACAGCCTGAATGGCAGTCGATTTCTTAACCGCACCGTCAATCGCCTGTGTCACACCAAGCTGTTCTGCCGCAGTTACGGCTGCGTTTGCCAATGGGCCTAATACCTTTACCAAGGTGAGTGCCTGCTTGTTAGCCAGCAATTGTTTTGAGATCCAAGCCCCAATGATTGGGATTGCTGCTACTGCAAGTGATACCAAAAGTTCTGTCAAATTATTCATCATCATTATCTCCTTTAATGCCTACATGGTCTTCCAATCGAGTGATTCTAACCGAGTGACTGCCGAGCTCGTCATCATGTGTCCTCAGATGTTGTCCCAAGTCTGCCAACGACTGTTCGTGCAGCTTGAGCTGACGATTAATCGTCTCTGAAAGCACTTGAATATCAGAACGCAATGGATCTAAGGCAATCTTTTTGAACAGCCAGCTGCCCGCACTTATGCCCACCCCTATGATTGATATGAACTCCGCCCAGTCACCAATCGTGTATCCAAAAAATGTCACTCTCTCACTTCCATTCCACAAAAATAGCCGCTAGCTTTTGCTGGCGACATAGTCACTGCCTGTAATTTGCTTGTATTGATCTGGAGTGATCATTACCGGTACATAAGGTGTTAAATCAATCCCCCAACTGTAAAGTAGTGCACACTGATCATAATTAGTCACTTGATTTCGCCGCCTTCAGCTGTGCTACTTCAAGAGTTAAATTTGCGAGTAGCATCTGTTCTCCGGTCGGTGTCACTTGATTAGCCGCTTTTTCTAGCGCTGCTTGCTTATCGGTATCTATTACAACAGTACCGTCATCAGCCAGCTTTGAGGCGCCAATGGCAATCTTTTTCAGTTCTTCCGGTGCAATCAGAATGGCTTTCTCATCATCGAATGGCGTTTGCCACTGACTGCCGTCCCAAAACTCCTGCTGGTAGCCAGTGATATAGCCATCTTCATCAGTGTTAAAAATTGCTTTTACTTTGTCAGCTTCCATAACAGCCTCCTAAACTGCGTATACCTCAGTCATAACCGCCTTTGATAACGAGCCCGTATTGTTCTCAGCCGTGCCAACAATATGTGTGTCGTCATACCACAGAACTTTGAAGATGGTTCCAACATCCTTCATTGTGAAGGTCACTCTTAAATAGTTAGCACCAGTCGTGTTATAAATCAAAGCGGCCTTTGGTAACAGCGTGAACGCATAGTTGTTATACGTTGGTGATCCGTTTTGATAATAGCTCCATGCAATTAACCATCCAGATAAAGTCTTTGAAAGTGGCGTCGATATTGTTGCAGTATCTCCAGATTGCGGATAGAAAGCGCCATGCCAAACAAGCAAGTTATTATTTGTTAATTGCAAGACTCTTAAAGCATCTAAGCTGCTGGTGATCCACTCCAACGGCTTGTTACTGGCAGTTTGATAGTTGCCGCTTAGCGTTAACATACCTAACGATAGTTGCGCACTATCCATCAGCGTGCCTTTGTTATAAATTTGACTTAGCAAGCCAAATTGGCTGAGTTCGGTATGCGTCACCTGACTGTTGTCAGTATCCGAATACGTATCTGTGACGATCTTGCCATCGGCCATTGTGGTTGTCCCGTGGACGGTATAGTCAGCAACGCCATCGGGTTTGACACCTTTAAATGAAGAAATGAACTTAGACCCGGTAAATGTAACCCCGTTGAAGGTCATGCCGTTAAATGTTTCTGCCGAAAGAATCTTAGCGTCGATTTTATAAGGGTTCCATTTAGTCCCATCATAGGTATAATATCCCGTTACAACACCGCTGCTATCAGTCAGCCAATGCATATCCCCCTTTTTGGGACCTGATGGATACGCTGCACCAACAGTAATGACTGGCACATTATCACTGCCATCTTTGCCGTCACGACCATCAGTACCTTTGAACAATGCCCATGAGTATTTAGTTGGGTCGGTACTATCCGCTTGGTTCTGGTCAACATATTGGCCGAAATAAGACTTACCATTGCCATCTGTGGTTGAAAAGCCTTGTTTCCCATCAATGCTGTTAGCATAGGCTGTATGAAAGTAGCTAGTTTTGCCATCAGCTCCCTTAGGGCCCGGCACACCATCAGCACCATCTTCACCTTTTGGCCCTTGTACCAATTGCCAAGAATAAAGTTCTGGATTTGTGCTATCGGCTTGCGTGAAGTCTGTATAACTACCGATGTATTTTCTAGAACCCGGAGTATCCAGCGAAAAGTTCGTTTTACCGTCACTGCTATCGGCATAGGCAATATGGAAGTACGATGTCTTGCCATCGGCACCTGCTTTACCCGGCACCCCATCTTTACCATTCGCACCATCAGCGCCCTTGATTAGCGACCAGTTATAGTCGCTTGGATTCGTGCTGTCGCCAGATGTGAAGTCGCTGTAGAAACCAATGTACTTGCGATTAGAATCAGTTGTTGAAAAGTCGGTCTTCCCATCTTGACTATTTGCGTAAGCAAAGTGAGTATAGGCAGTACGGCCATCGGCACCCTTGGCACCGGGCAAACCTTGATCACCTTTGGGTCCCACATCACCGTCTTCACCTTTAAAAAGCGCCCAGTTGTAATCAGCCGGATTAGTGCTGTCTGCCTGTGTGAAGTCGCTATACGTGCCAATATACTTTTTGCCATCACCACCGGATACCGTGAACCCACTTTGACCGCTTACATCATTCGCCCAAGCGGTGTGAAAATAGCTTGTACGGCCATCTGCACCCTTTGCACCGGGAACACCATCAGCACCATCAGCGCCCTTAATCAATGCCCACTTGCCGGCGTAATCAGCCGGATTGTCACTTGGCACGGATGACTTGTTGCTGTACCTGAATGCCATGTATTTCTTATCAGTTGGGAAAGCTGACATGTTAGTGCCCTTGTCATCATCGGCATAGCGAATCCATGGATAGTATTGAACCGTTTTAGGCAAATTTTTGATCTGCTCAGCAAGTTGCCGATATTGGGCTGCTACCTGTTCATGCTCAATGAGGTAGTCTCCCAATGTTGCTGTGTGTGTGTCCATGGAATAGCTTGATTTGAGCTCGAGCAAGCGAGCCGACAGATACAAGTGTTCATCCTCGTCAGCTAAATGAATTGTGTCACCAATGTTGATATTTTGTGGCAGCACAGCAATGTCAGTCTCATAATTGACTGCTTCATGATTGTGAGCCTTAAGATCAGAGAGTGCAGATTGAAGCAAAGTCGCTTGCGAAGTAGCCGTATAAGTGACAACACGATTGATATACGCTGCATTGACACTCGGCGAACCACCTTTGGCTAAAAGCCTGCTCCATGTTTGGTTGGCTACCGGATCTAGCAAAACTCCCTCTTTTGTTAATACGTAACGACCATCGGGATCTGTCCACTGATAACCTTCAAGTGTGATTGGCTGTTGATCAGTGGTCTCGCCATCTTTGCTTTCAGGCGTACCCCCTGTCGGTGTGACGGCCGTATAGAGATCATAAATACTGCCGGACGTCACAATCTTATTGATGTCTTTATCAACATACAGCGTGATGTTTCTATCAGCACCTATGCGCTTATGAATGTTGATTAAGCGGCGCACAACCGTTGTTCCAGACACATCGAAGCTAAAGTCTAGTTCAGCATTATCAAACTGAGTCGCAACAGATAGAATGCGATTTAAAGTGGTGTCAGACTCGCCAGTCCATTCAAGCGTTCGCTTCAAATTAGGGATCTCGTTAAGACCGATTTCGAAACCCGAGTCATTCGTGAATAGGCTAATATAGTCGGCGATACCCATTGCTTGTTGAGCTTTATAGGGACCAACGGTCTCGTTAATCAAATCAATACCAGCATCTTCAGCAGTGAATGTCTCCTCACCAGCAAGCGGATCATGACTTGATTCCATAATTGTCATAAAGACTGCTTTATTGCGCTCATCCATATACAAAATGTAATTGCCACGTGCTGCCATCGTTTGAACCTTAGAAGACAGTTCAGGGGTGAACAGAATGGTTCCTGAATAGGTGCGAGCACCTGCTGAGATAAGCTGATCATCAGTATCATCGACAATGTGGATTTTCCCACCACCGCCAGCAGTTGCAGTCCCTAGCAGATGCCATGATCTATCCACAAAATAAAAATCTTTCATAGCCATGCCTCCTGCCAAGATACTTCAGCCTTACACTGCTTTGCCCAGCTTGATGTGAGCAATTCAATGGTGTTATTTCCGGGCTGAATTTTGAAGCCGCCCCAATCATTGCCGATTGTTTGCAGTGTCCGATCTTCTGCACCATTGACAAGAACACGTCGATTAGCAACATCAATTTTCACAACGTCCCCGTCTTTGAAGCGGTTAGGAATATCATCCCAGTAATCAACGTTGATCCACTCAAAGTAGCTATCTTTCCAGTTAATTGACCAACCACGTTGATCAGAGAATCCGGGGAACCAAGCTGTCCAACCGTCAATTGGCACACTAGAGAAGCCTGATACCGTCCGTGTCTCAATGCCGCCATCGCCTAAATCAATGCGATCCAACCGGAAGGTTAACTGATCACCCATTTTTGTGATAACGGCATTATAGTTGCCATCACGATAGTAATTGCGTGGCAGTAAGTCAAAGAAGAGCATCTGTGCGTGGCTGCCATCATAGACTGTGCCTGAAAAAACCCACTGGTCGTTTGAAGCACTATCATCAAACAGCGCAAGAGAAGCGACAATCTTGCCTTGATACGTTAAATTGAACTCGAAACGGCCTACTTCTGCGGCATTCGTCCCAACGTTGACACGATTGACAAACTGAAAATTAGCCGTGTTAGAGCCACTTGAATTTTTCGGAATGGTGCCGCTCATTGAAGGCCCATTCCAGTAATTGGAAGCGGTTCGTTCAGTGGACGGGTAGGCAATACCATTTGCATATCCAAACGGTCCCGACTGTACGTTGGCATCATTGCCATGCTCATAGTAAGGAAAAGCCGTAACCCCATTATTGAGCGTTACCCCTGTTGGCGTCTGATTGAAATCGAGATGATAAACGCGTTCAGACTTTTGCTTCACAAAGCCGTCAGTCTCATCGGGAGAGCCGAACTGTAGCACACTGCCCTGATCATTAATAGCAGTTAGTACGCCGTCATCACCGTTGATAGTAGCCTCGATAACTGGTTCAGACGGATAAGTTCCAGCATTAGGCACCGTGATGGTGTCGGTATAATATTCAGGATCCGCTGGGTTAGGCGACCATGGTGAAGCTGAAGTGCCTAGCTCAACCTTAATCCAGACTTCGATGGTGGCATTCAGATTGTACATTTTAAGACCAAACTGATTGGATGTCCCAGTTAAGGGATTCTTTATCGTTGTACTCGGCGCTGATGTATACACACCGTTGCCAGTGACATTGATAGGGTTAATCAAACCATTCCAGTTTCCTGTACTCATGCCATCTTTAATCTCAATATCGGGGTCACCACTATTGGGATCTATCTTGCCTTGATAATTGGTAACGATAACTTTAGCCGAAGTAGTAATGGTCTTCCCTGCTAAGTCTTCTGAAAGACCCATCAAAATTTCATACCCATCCACAATGGTTGTGTTGGATGCACTGGCGTGTGAAGCTATGGCAAGGTTCACTGGCACGTCCTTGTATGGCATGTTGTCAGCCGTCTGCGTGGCTACCGAGTGCGCAATGCCATCGGGAACAAATAGCGTGAACGAAGAAGTGATCGCATTCCGGCCTTTAGGAACATCGTCAATATCAGAAAAAGTAGCAATCCAATATTTTGATGGGTCATCGTTGAAAGAAACCTGATGGTTCTCACCGTGAAGTATGTCATTGAGCTTATAGAATGCCTGTCGGAACGAAAGATTGTCCGCTGCTGCAAGCCTGTAGCCAACAACAATCTCACGAGAAGGGTTCCGAACATACTGGATAAACTCACCATCTGACTTGCCAATCGTTTGTTTTTCGATTGACTGGCTTAGTAGTTCTCGGCCACTGACTTGTAGCGTGCTATAACCCGGAATCAAGTCTTCAATGTAATGGCCATCTATTAGCATCGCCTCTGCTGGGCGCTGATTATCATCAGAACCCGTGAAGGGCGTTGTTTCCCTGAAATCATACAAAATTAAAATAGCCCCTTTCGTCGATTGCTCATTCGTGTCATGCGACTTAGCTCTGTTTGCATTGGGTTTGCGGTTACACGAGCAACCTCTCGGCTGTCAACGTAAATAGGAACCTCAATCGTTTGCTTGCGAGTGTAGTTGACATCAAGATTTGAAGACAAGGTTGCGCCCTGTACACTGTTATTAAGCGACTGCAAAGACGCATCAAATGGAGAAGTATTCACTGCCGGCATCGTAACTGCAGCACTGTCAACAATAGCTTGTGCCATGCTCGAAACATTCTTTTGGACGTCTGAGAACTTGTCAGTAAGTCCTGCATTTAATCCGTTCATGATGGCGTTACCAGCAGGTATGAGCAGCTTGGCATCGTAACTGATTGGGCCTTTATGCTTGCGAATCCAAGAAGCAATTCCGCCAACAAAATCGGTGATCTTCCCCCAAGCCGCTTTGAGGCCATTGAAGAAGCTATCCATGATAGCGCGGCCAGCGTCAGCCAGGCTAAAATTACGAAGCGCATTGAATGCTCCTTTGATGCCATTAACTATTCCACTTACCATGCCAGTAAAACCAGACCATACAGCCTTAGCACCATTAAAAATACTAGTAGCAGCTCCAATCACAATAGACTTTATGTTGCTCCAAGCTGATGAAAAAAATGATGTAATGCTGTTCCACAATCCGGAAAAGAATCCGGGAAGTGCGTTCCAAATTCCCTCGGCTGTGCTGACTGTTCCGCTCCATAGTCCTGATAAGAATGAAACAACACTGTTCCATACGCCCTCAGTGGTAGACACAATACCGCTCCATAATCCGCTGAAAAATGACGAAAGCGCACTCCAAATAGCGGAAGCGGCAGATACTGCACCATTCCAAAGCCCCTCTAAAGTTGAAACCAAAGTATTCCAAACAGTCATTGCATAAGTTTGAATAAGGTTCCAAATACCGGAGAAATACGTAACAAGACCATTCCAGATCTGTCCAGCGGCGGAAACAATGCTGTTCCAGATAAGCTGAAGATCAGCACTTAACTGTGTCCAATTTCCAGTAAGCAAATCAATGACAATAAGAATGGGGCCCATAATAACTGCTTTAAGCATGTTCCAAACACCGGTAGCAACTTGGACAATCCCATTCCAAATTGTCGTCAGAGAACCGCCAAAGGTTGACCATACAGCAGTTGCTACTGCAACTATTCCATTCCACAGAGTCGTGAAGAATGTGGATAGCACGTTCCAAACTGTCGTTGCTGCAGTAACAGCACCTTGCCAGATAGCTGAGAGAGTGGTTGTGAATGCTGTCCAAGCAGCTGATGCCGTGGTCGTAATCCCAGTCCATAGATTACTGAAGAAATCTGTAATGCCGCCCCAAGCTGTCTGAATTCCGCTAATTGCAGATGTAAACGCACCCGATATAGCATTCCAAACAGCTTGCGCAACTCCTACAAGTCCTTGCCAAGCTCCTTGTAACCATGAAACAAATCCCGACCATAGTTTTTGGCCAGTCTTGGTTTGGGTAAAAAAGTACACCAGACCAGCAACCACTGCTGCAATCCCAGCAATCAAAAGTACCCACGGATTCATGCCTAAGATCAATCCAAACGCTTTCCATACACCACCAGCCGTTTTTACGATAGTCCCGAAGTTAGTGATAACGGATATAACGCCTCTAATAGGGCCAATCATTTTGGAAAAAACACCGAGAACGCTCGAAAATCCGCCGATGGCTAATCCAATTACTTTGAAGGCCCCGACAGCTCCAAGGATCGCCGCAGCAAATGATTTAACGATGTCGTTGGCAAACGCTGCTTTAACAATAGCTGCGATTGGCTTCAAAACAGCCACCAGTCCGATTAGAGCGCCCTTAACACCGTTAAAAATTGCTTTCCACGGTAAATTAGCAATAAAGTTTCCAACAGTAGTCATCGCTTCCATTGCTGCTACTCCGAAATCTGTAACAGCTTGTTTGATTACGTTAAATATTCCTGAAATTTGCCCATTACCGAATGCCGAATTAAAAGCATCTCCGACCTTTTGAGCAATACTAATTAGATTGACAAATGCAACATTGACTAAGCTACCAACTAGGCTCCAAATGGTTTGTAAAACGGACCCTACTCCTTGGAGAACGGAACTGAGCCCGCTCATCGAGTCGCCCTTCCCCAAACTGCTTAGTTGTGTCTTGATGTTCAAAATCAATGCCGAAAATGGAGAAAAAAAGTTGCCGATTGATGCTATAACAGAATCAAAATTAATGGCGCTAATTTTTTCAATGATTCCGCTAATAGCTCCGACAGCGACTTTAGACATCGCCTGCCAAGCAGGCTGAAGCTTGTTTGCCAGTGTTTCCTGAAGGCCGTCCATTGCCTCACCGACTGTCTTGTAACTTGTGGCCATCTTCTGGAAAGCCTTGCTGTTTCCTGCCTTTTCGATGCCATCAAAGAACTGCTGCGTGCTTATTTTGCCGTTTTGAACATTCTGAACCAGTTCTTTGGTGCTCATGCCCATTGCTTTAGCAACGGCTGCCATGCCTGCTGGAGTCTGTTCAAGCATTAGACGGAAATCAGCCCACTGCACCATTGGCTTAGCAGCCATTTGTGTGCCTTGTTCCATCAATGTCTTCATGGCTTGCTTGGGATTATCAGTGGCAGCAGCTAGGCCACCCATACCTTTAACAAGGCGGCCGACTCCTTTTACACCTACTGATGCAAATTGTGCATAGGCAGAAGCCATGTCAGATGAACTGTAAATGGTCTCCTGAGCATATGATTGCAACGACTTTTCAATTGAGGAAATCTGTGCAGGCGTCTTACCCAGAAACTTCATATTACTCTCAAACGTCTGCCAAGCTTTGCTTGATTCGTCTAGTTCTCCCACCATGTTTCTCACACCATCGCCAATAGCCCCTACCACTTTGGTAAGTCCTATAGCTCCAGCAATTTTGCTCACGGTTAATACAAAATTTCCCGCTGGCTTTGTCGACTTTTCAAAGCTATCACCGACCTTTGACGCAGAACTCGCGATATTCTTAAAAGTCCCCGAAAAGTTGCGGTCAACGGCGGATAAAATTGCTTCAACACTAAAACTGTCAGCCATGCGCTCCCTCCTTTCTTTCAGATAACGGAATGATTTTGCCTTCGCGCTTCAAACGCTGAAATTCGGCCATCCGTTTTGCAAACACTTGAGCTCTAGTATATTTGAGCTCGGTTGTGCTCATCTGTGACACTTCATAATTGGGCTCATAATTTGATCGCACGTTATCAATAGCTGCTTTCTTATCAAAGAAATCGTCAAAGGTCTGATACTTTGGCTTAGGAGTCTTGCTCCCGGTTGTTGCCTGCACTTGCTGGTTCATCCATGCTTGTTGTGCAATCTCGTTCTGTCTGTCGACTTGCTTAAGCTGATAAGCTTCCATGCGCAGTTCGTATTCAACAAGCGTCATGCGTTCGATTTTCCGAATATCAGAAAAGCCTAGATAGGCAAAAGCGTTTAATAAGATTTCGTGATACGTTTCTTCACTACTCTTTTGAACGCTTTCGTCCTCATCTAGGCCTTCATGTTTTTTGCTACTGCTTTTACTGCGTTAGCACTGTTCATTTCATTTGCAACTTGCTTAAATAGAGAGTCTAAGTCTGAATTGCTGTCAATAAAGTCATCGACTTCATTAGCTGACGGACGTTTCTTAGATGTCACGGTAGCTGAATAAATGGTGTCTGCTAAAACAGCAGCATCGTATGCATTCAGACCAGCTAGTGCCTTTGCAACACCCATGCCAAAGTTAATGCCATGCATGACGGCACCCATATTCTTATCCATTTCGCGAACAAAGCGGACACCAAAGTTGAGTTCGTATTCTTTACCGTTAATGGTTAATTGCATGATTTAAAATCCTTTCTTTTAAGCCGCCCGGGTTTCACCCGTACTGTGACTTTCTTAGGCGACTGATTGACATGGTTACTGGGCGCTGATATTCGCCCCATTAGATGTAGGGCCAACGCTAACCCCACTTGGGGCCGCTATTTTGACGTGGTTGTGGTGGTTGTTGTTTCGCCTGAAACGCTCGTACCTGGATCTTTATCAGAATCCCACTGGACACCACCACCGGTCTTGTCAGTATCAGTGACCTTGCCAACCCCAAGGAATACATAATCGACCTGTTCCTGAGTTTCGTCATCGAGAGTTGTCCATCCGCGTTTAGGCGTGCCATTAACTGAGAATGTGACATCGCGAGTAGAGTGATCATCAGGATCATTGTCGCTGCTATCTTCTTGCACCGTTACCTGCATATACCATGCAAGATACTTACCTTCAGCGTTCTTGCGTTTGCGGTAGAGAATCCAAAAGTCGAGCAATTCACCGTCAAACAACGAGTCGTACATTACGTCTGCAATTGCGGCTGTGTTGTTCAGGAACTCGACTTCAAGATCGGTACTTGCCGAGCTTCTTGTTGCTACATTGCCGTCCTTGGTAACAGTGGAATCACTGTCAACAGACGGGTCAAAGGACAGCGAAGTCTGCCAAGGGATAATTTGGCCGCTAACCGTTGCTTGATCGCTATGTTTGCGAGCCAAGGCAACAACGTCCATGCCTTCTAGCACTTTTAATTCATTTGCCATATTATGGCCTCCTATAAAATATTGAGATTGAGTATCAGCGTGGCTCGGTTGAGAACCGTGTCAGGGACACTCTGGTCTTGTGTAAACTCTTTTGACTGGTCTTCTACACGTCCATAGAATCGGTAATCATCAGTTAGCACTTGCCCAATCGCGGCACTAAAAAAGCGCTCCGCCATATCAGATACGGTGAAACGCTGTTTTTTGTCGCCCCAGATGTCGATGGTGATTAGCACATTGCCATTGAGTGACGTCTTTGTTGCGGTAGGAACAACTTGAATATCGCCAACAATGACGAAGGGATATGGGGCGTTCTCCTGCTGCATGGGCAAATGGTCGTAGGTCTTGTACCCAGATGATTGCGAGAAAGCATAGAAGTAGTCGTAGAGCTCTTGCTCTGGTGATGTGATTTGAATCACCTACTTTGCTGCTTGTTTAAGCTGATTAATAAACTGCACTTTCTGATAAAGGAACGCAGGCTTCAATACAGGACGTGCCCGCATGAATCGAGTTCCATTTTCGGTGTATGGGTTGTATTCTTGCGTCATCGCTACGATACCGGACAGCCCCGAATCAGTAATTGCTAACTTGATGCCACGCTTTGTAGCACCAGTAGGATGAGCGTACACGGTGCCCGTCATTTGCTGAGTACGAGTTTGCAACTGTGCTGTCTGCTGTTTAACGATTTGCTTGACAACGTCCATCTTCGCTCGCTTCAGCAGGCCAGCGACCAGTTTGTCCATACCTTTTAGCTGAATACGATAACCAAGCCCAGCTTTACTCATTTCGTCTCACCCACAATCAAAGTAGCGTTTTGAAGCGGAACGCGGGCGGTATTGAGAACGTAGTGTGTTGCATCATCATCAATCGTTAAATAGCTCCAATTGACGGTGACTGGCTCAACTAATCGGATCACCTTTGCCTTTTGAGCGTAGTTTCCGAATAGCTGAACGCTCTTGTCTGTTCCCATGTCGGTGACACTGGCAACTGCAGTTGCCACCTTTTTCACATCACCGTATTGATGTGTTTGCGGATCATATTCTTCATCATCAAGCCAGAATGTAACCTCATGATCTAACCGCATATGATCACCTCTTTGGATAGCCAGAAATGAAGCTAACGGTTCCAAGAGACTTGGCATTCTTCCCGTTGGCTTCTTTCCAGTCGTTGATGTCATCAGCGAAATCATCGAAGTCGTTAGACTTGAACGTGAATGACTGCCCCTCCTGCTCATAAGACGTCATGCCTTCGTTCTTACGCCTGTTGTAGCGTCTGACGCATACTTCTAGGGCAATGTAGGCCAACTCACTAGGGAAGGCCTCATCCGTTCGCAAACCGAGCTTAAATCGTAAGGCTTGTGTGGTATTTTTGATGATGAGATTAAGCACACCATCTTGTGCGTCAGTTTTGATTTCCATCATCGTCTTCAAATCCGCAAGTGTTACCGGATTAGCATCAGCCATGTTATGCCTCCTTTCCGCCGCCCTGCTTTCGCAGCACTATGATTTTCATAAGCGACGGTTTACTAGCTACTACGCTGCGCTAACGGTAACTGCTACCGTTGCATTGAAGGTACCACTTGTTGCTGTAATTGTTGTAGAACCAACTGCTACCGCTGTAATAGTCCCATCAGCAGCGACTGTGGCAACACCAGTGTCGCTAGATGCGAACTTAGCAGCGCTAACAACCTCACTTGCATTAAATGCATCCACAGGATCAGTGGATACAGTAATTTGCTTGGTAGCGCCGACTTTTAGGGACGCCGTTTTCTGACTAAGCGTAATCCCTGTGGCCGGCGCTAAGCTTTTGGGGTATTGATTCCAGCAACAACAAACTTCTTGTCGATCGTGAAGCGATAGTCAACGACGCCAATGTTGCGAGGATCACCAACCAGATCGTACATAGATGTTGCAGAAGCGTTGATTGCGCTGTAGCCAAGACCAGCAACCTTAGTAACGTCGGTGAATGACGTACCCGCAATTTGCATTGCAAGAGTGCGGCGGTTGATAACCGCAGTCTGGCCACCATTGCCAAGACTGTCGCGCTTGACTTCATAGCTGTTTTCCGGATTAGCCAAGCCATAAGCAACAGCACCGTTAGCAATGATGAACGCGTCCGTGGTACCATCTGCTGCAACTGGCAGTGCATCGTCTTCAACGATCTCAATGCCGTTGTAGTAGCTGATTGGCGTACCACCGTTAGACGGCTGAATGGTATTAATCAGGTTCTGATCACGCATTGCACCAACAGCGGCAGAATTGAGCACGATCTTCGTCAGTTGAGGGCTGGAAACGTCACCCATGCGAGACAATGCGGCAATGAAGTCACCAGCAGCCAAAGGCGCGGGTGTGCCCATGCCATATGCCTTAACAGCCTGCAAATCTGCATTGAGGAATGCGTTCTTCAAGACTGCAATTAGAAGCTTGTTGTCTTGGATGTTCCAGAAGGATGCGAATTGCCCCGCGATCTGTTCCGCAACCGGAGCGCCCGTCGAAAGCTGACCAAAGTCTGTGTAGCCAAACGCTTTGGCTTGGTACATCTGTGGAGCAATGGCGCTGTAGCTGTCAACATTGCCGACAGTAATGTCACTAGTGTCGTTCCACGTCTGAGCTTCCCCGCTCAAACTTTGCAGGGTAGGAATGGTTACATAGGTACCGCCCTTGAGCAATTGTGCTTGAATGATTGGGTCGGTAGTGAGAATGCCACTAGAGAGCAGACGGTTAGTAGCAGTTTGCTGTTCCAAGACATAATCCGCGAATACTTTAGGTTCGACCAAATTCAATTTGGCTGTTGCACCACTAAATTCTGGCATATTTGTTTACCTCTTTCATTTTGTTAGTAATTTCTTGTACATCTCTGGATCTTCTCGTTCCAATTTGCTGCGCTCTAACAAATCCATATCTTTAAGGCTCTTCGTCTTGCGGTTGGAGGACGGGTCCAATGGTGTACTACCTTTCAGCAGTTCTTGACGGACACGCTCTGCTACAGCTTGGTCGTGCGCAATGAGCCACTTTACATTCGCCTCAGTAGATTCTGCCTCTGGCGTTACAACGTGCTGCAAATCGTCCTCAGTGACTGTCAGCTTGGCATCTTCAAACATCGATCGAGCCTGTTTGCCCATCTCGTAGGTGGCAAGCTGTGACTTGAGTTCGTCTCGCTCTTTTTGAGCCTTTTCTAGCTCATAGTCTTTCTTCTGGTCGGCATTCATCTTGGCCAGCTTTGCAGCTTCGTCAACGGCAGCTTGCTTTTCCTTCTCGGCACGAGCAAGACGCTTCTTGACGATTTCATTGACCTGTTCATCGGTGTAGACGTGCTTACCATCAGGATCAGGGTCAGCCGGTTCTCCTTGCTTCTTATCTTCAAGAGGATCTACCGGATCACCATCTTTTGGCTTAGGCGGATCGACTGGATTTTTCGGATCGCCTTGAGGTTTATCTTCAGCGAAAAATTGCAAATTCATAGGCATTAAAATCTTGGGAATCATGCTAAGAACTCCTTCCACAGCTTTTTAGACGGATCAGGCTTGCGTCTTAATTTACCGGAGCTTTTAGAGTCGATCACGCTTGGACTTGATGGTATAAAAATAGCCGCTAGCTGCGGCTTACAAATAAGTTTCATATTTTGGCTAGATTGAATATCCTTTGTCAATGTCGTCTATACCATGCACATTGGCAGCAAGCTTAATGACAACTTTGGTAAGATCGCCGACCTTTGAATCGATGTTCATATCAATGAGTCCTTTAATACGTTTGCCGTTAAGATATGGGCCATCATCTCTTAGCTCAAGAGTGCTTATATGTGACGCGTTACCAGATGGTGCTTTATTGTAACCGGTGGAGGACATTGCCAAATGATTAGCAAGTGTCGCATTGTCGATTATCATCAATTCGCCGTTGACATATAAATTGCCATTCTGGATAGTCACATTGTCATCGCATCGGTTATATGCATTCAGGATAAGCGCTCCTAGCTGATAATCTTTGATGCTATTAGCCTCTGCTGCCAAATCAAGCAGGCGCTTTTTAATGCTTTCACGCGTTTTCAAACCTTCTGATTTCATGATAGTACCTCCTTGATCAGCTCTGAGTTCTGCTTGGCCAACATGCGAATCGCATGTGCTAATCCGTCAACCATTGCCTCATCATTGTTTTGCTGGTCGAACCCTCGCTCTTGCAGGATTGCGTGGATAATCTCATGTACTAAAGTGATTTTGGCCTCATCCTCAGCCATACCTTCACATATACGGATACTAGCTTGCTTATAACGCGTATCGCCCCAGTACTCGCCTTTTAAGTCTTCGCTACTTAGCTGAAGCTCTTTGTGACTGACCTCCTCAACCTTGTACTCGATATCATCAATCAATACTTTTTCTGGTAGCTTCATTGTTTCCTCCTAATCATCATCTGGCGCATATGCCGCAATGGAACATCGGCAGTTGGGGTGAACTGGAATATCTGGCACATCGTCTACACGATAAATGCCTCTACCAGTTCTGCCACCTTCTGAAATCTCCTTGCACACATCACACGCGCTTGGTTCAGCCACCCATTTGCAATAGTCATAGCCGAACTTATTGAAGCTATCTAATTGCGCCTGTGTTTGAATCCGGGCCGACTCGGTACGCGCAATTCGTTCTGTCACATAGCGGTGATTGTTCACCGTTTCTGCCACTTGACCGCATAACTTGCGAGCAATCTTTAGTGGACTCTGTCCTTGAATGGTGGCGGCAGTCAATAGCTCATCCAGTTCAGCTTTAAGAATGTCTTGGTTGATCCAAATGCGTTGTGAGAAGGTGTAATCTCCCTCTCGTTTGGAGAGCAGCTTGACTAAATCAGTGTAGCCGCCCTTAGATACCGTCTCTCCAAGTATTCCTGCTTGCCGTTTGATCTCGGATTGATAATCCTTACTCAGCTTGGAAACAAGATCAGCGTTCACTTTCATGTGTGCATCAAGCATTTCTTGACCAATCTCACTCTTGAGCATTTCTAAGCGATTAATGCGCATGGTAGCGTTGTATAGCTTGAGACGATCATTGACATCCTTGCTGAAGTCGGAATATTTGACCGGTTCGCCGTTGTACATCTTTCTAGCATCATCGACAATCGACTTTGCTTCCGCTTGATAAGCTTTAATATTGGTGGCCATCACTGCTTGACGCGCACCGGCCATACTGTCGTTGCTATAAGCGGCATACTTGGCAAGCTCTGAATCAATATCCTTTTGAACGTTGGTTAAAGCTTTGTCAAAATATTCCTGAATTCGGACATTGAACGCCTCGTCATTCTTAAGGTTCTCGACAATCCATTTCCGTTCAGCGGCCGTTCGCTTATTCCAGTAGGCAGAATTACTCGCTATCTGTTGTTGAGTCGTTGTTGTCATCATTGCCACCACCATTCAGCAATTTCTGGAAGTCCGGGCTTGACGGACTGTTAGCAGCAGCGTCTTTTGCTTTCTGGGCGGTCTCATCAGCGATGCGTTTCATTTCGGCCTTGGGATCATCGACAAATGATAAGGTGCTAAGCATAGTCTGATCTGATACGAGGCCTTTTAGTTTAGAAGCCGCGTCCGCTTCGTCGGTAATGTTCTCCGGAAGATTTCGCGTGAATGCGAAGTTAAGCTTTTGCCAGTCATCAGATTTACTTTCTGGAAGGATTGTCCCAACACTGAATGCGATCTTGTAAAGCTCCCGGAGTGACTGAGTAAACTTACGGTCCTGATTGGCCGCTAGATTGCGCATTGGTAGCAATTTGTATTGCAATGCAACGCCAGAACTATTGCCGCTGAATGCTTCATCGTTCAAGTTTGCAACCATGCTGATCTGATAGATCATGCTGATGAGGCGGTCAATGAGGTGCTCTTGAATGGCATCGCCATCAGGTTTGGTCAGAAATTCAGCTACGCCTTGAGCAGAATCGGCGTCTGGAGCATAGATAATCTGGTTGCCATTAAGATCGAGTTTGGGGTTGCCGTCATCGTCCTCATCGAGTTTCAGGCCTTTGAGAACCAAGTACGCATTGTCAAAATACTCATTCTGGTTCGCCTTCTGGCTTAGTACCTTGTCTAGTGCATCAATTAGCGTCTCAACGTTCTCAAAGATTCCTTGACGTTCGGTGTTCATGAAGAACTCAACAGCTGGCACTTCGTTAAATGGGTTAAATCCGTCTGTCCCTTCAAAGCGAACCATATCAAGGCCGTATATTCCGTCTTTCATATACACCTTGCCAGTTAAATTGTTGTTATCATCATGCCAATACATGACAAACGCAACGGCTTTATGTGCTACCGTGTCATCATAGATGAGGAATGAATTGATAGGTGAACTGTATGCAATACACGTATTGCTGTTCTCGTCTTGGTACAAAAAAGCAAGCGCCCGTCCGTAAATGGATGATTGCTTGCTGATTTCGCTTAATTTGTCCTGAACGCTGTTCGTGTCGTTCCACTCTTGCAGCACCGCGTTGTCCTGTGTGTTATCGAGCGTGATCTTCGGTGGAATGCCAATGTAAAACCCATTGTAGGTGTCAACGATATAGTGAGCCAAGTTGCCGACAAGACGATTATCTGGCCCGTGGTCTTTGGCATCTTCATTAAGAATCTTGTGCTTGCCAAGATACATCTTTTTAGCAGGCAGATATTTTCTGCGAGCTAGTTCATCATTTGCGCTAATGAAATTGGTGATGTCGTCCCCAGTAATAGCTGTATCTACTGGAAAAATGAACACGTCACCATCTGTAATTGAGCCTTTACCTTGAACTGTTAATATGATGGCCACCTCCTTAGAAGTATTTGCTTGTGTTCTTGAATGTATGAGCTACATTTCTTTGTTTGATTACTTGCATAACAAAATACCTCATGGCGTCCATTGCGTGGTCATGTGCCTTAACCACTTTGTCTTCACCCTTTTGACTGGCCTTGTCATCCCACACATAAGAAGCGAACTCTTTGAACAGATTAGTTAGCCCAGGTGTGAACTTGATCTCACCAGAGTTCATAGCTGTTTGCGTTTCTCTAATGCCGTTTAGCACATCGTTATCAGCTTTAATAACTCGATACCGGCGTTCTCTCAATTTGGTAATAAATGAAGCCGCTGATGGATCAACAATCACTTCACAGCGTATGTCACCGACAAATTGGCTGAAATCCCGAGCGTATTCATCATCTGTCTTCTGTCTGCTGCTATGCCGTCCATCGTAGTAATACTCTTTGAGGCAATACCAAACAGACCCACATTTACCCCAAAGTAAGAAAACTGTGGGGTTCTGTGTGCCATAGTCAACACTGACATAGTATCGGCTTGGCTGCTGGCTTGGATTGCTGACCATCTCGTCTTTATTGAAGTTGTCGTAGACAATTCCATCAGCCAGAACCCATTGTCCCAGAATATATCGCTGGTAAAACACTCCTGAGTACATATGTTCGTACCTGTCAATAACTTCATCGCTCAGGCTTGGATTGTCCTTCATCACAAAGTGGAGACGCAATGCGCGTTTATCGTCTGCTTGATCAATCCAATCAGTCTTGAACCAGTGATACGGGCCCTCTGGGTTCATATTGAACCAGTATTTGCCGCCAGTAACGGAAACACGCGCTGTCGCTTGATTGACAAACGACTGTGGCATGAGAGCTGCTTCATCAAAGAACATTCCGGCAAGTGTGATCCCTTGAATCAGATCTTGGCTGCTTTCATCTTTACCGCCGAATAAATAGTAGAGGTTGGTTCTTCCATCAAGGCTGATTTCCAGCATGTTTTCTGAACGCCGATCCACAACCGAGAATCCCACTTGTTGCAACGTTTGTTTGAGTGGCCTAATCACATTTCGGCGCAATGATCCAATGGTTTTGCCGGCAATGCCAAATTGCTCGTGGTCAAACATAATCATGCTCCACAGAACATAGCTGATCGACATCGCAAACGTCTTTCCGGAACGCACAGCACCATCAGCAATGATTGTCTGCTTGTCTGGATAGCGGCGCCACCAGTTGATGATGTCTAACTGTTTCCCTTTGAATTGATCAATCGGGGTTGTCATTGACATCATCGTCCTTTGGAATGCTTTCATCAATTGCGGCTAAAAGCTTGTTCAGTCCTCCATATTGGCCTTCTGGAGTGCGGTAAGCGCTAGCTTTTGCTTCCGTGATGTCAGCCTCAGCTTTAGACTTGCGAACCTCTTCGGCCACTTTTTCGGCTTGTGCTTCGTTCAATCGCTTGAATGCTTGATCACGGAACAGCTCCGGCTTGCGATTCTTCAACCAAAATATTTGGGCTGAGGTATCCGGTGCCAGTTCGTTCTCATTGACCATTATTGGTATCTTTTCGTAAGTAGGAACGTTCTCAATTGATGCTTGAACAAGTTCCTTCCTAGTGAACTCTGGATGATCAATCTGATGTTCATTTCGCCACCTAGCTCTTTTTGCCTCCAATACGTCATCTCGAATAGGAACCATTTTATAAGTCGTATTAGTGATGGTCATGCCTAAAGCCCTTTTGACTAGTGAACCAGCAACCATTTGATCAACAACTTCTTTTCCTCTCTTTAGGGCGTCAGAAATGTCAGAATACTTTTTCTTCCAGTCATAAAGTGTTGGCCTCTTGATACCGATGTTATGGGCTATTTGTTCATCAGTGAGGCCGTCTCGGGCCCACCCTTCTATGAGAGCCAGTTTTTCTGGTGTCTGCCACTCTTGATATTTCCCTTTAGCCATCACATATCACCACACCTTCCTTCCATTAAAAAAGCGGTAGCTAGTTAGCTATCGCTGGTTATAATTCATTAAGCTGTTGTTACTCCTGGATTGTCTTTACTAGGCTGTTTCCTCTTATCAGCCTTGGTCTTGTCCCGCTGTTTTTTCAACTTGTCCTTGAGGTTCTTATAGACGTCTTTTGGTGACGGCAAGTGGAATGCCACAGTATCCACCCCCTTTTTGACAAGCATACCTTACTTTCAGGATGTGCGTATCCGCCTCGCGTCTTAACTTGATTAGAGCGTGAACGGACAATTTCTCTGTCAATCTTGCCGATGGTCCACGCTTCAACTTTCGGCATGTAAACGCCGTATTTTGTTGTAATCATTTGAGCCATGAAATCACCTCACACATAGTAAATGGCACGGGTATCATGATCGCTGTATTCGACCAGCTCAAACGTTTTATGAGCAACCACGCCAATGTCATCAGTCCACTGATCGGTTGGCTTGCGCGTTGACACTTGACGCTGAACGAATCCGCCTAGGTCTTTGCTCATCTCTGAATGGAGATGCCCCGTGAACAGTTCGCGATTCTGTGCTGTGCCTAGCATGAATCCAAACTCATCTAGGTATTTTGCAAGGTAGTTGTTCTTGCCCTTGTCTCCGTGAGTGGCACCAATGAAGTTGCGGCCTAACATTGCACCTTTGTAATGCTTCAGTGATATATCCCAAGTGATGTTCGGCTGGTTGCTGTAGGCACGTTTCAATAGACGTGCGAACATATACCCAACTGACGGATCATGATTTCCGGCACAATACATGACCTCACACTCATTGGCGTTCTTGATAATTGCTTCAATCAACGTCTCGAAGTATTGTTCCATTTCATTCACAGTCTCGCCTAAGTCGGTTGTTTCGAGTTGTGTGCCCTTTGCTGTGGTCGAGTTGATATTGTCCACGTGAGCTAGATCACCGCCCAGAATGAGCAATATTTTGGCGTAGTGGCCGCGTTCAATGATCTCTAGTTGCCGTTTAAGAGATTCAGCATAGATATCAAACGTGTGGCCATTGAAATGTGTATCAAAAGCAGGAATGACCAGATAGCGATCTGATTCCACAAAAATAGGAGCCTTAGCTTGATACGGCTCCTTGTGTGTGATGATGTCATTCATCAATGATTCATATTGTTCTGCTTCAACTAACGGCCTAATTTGTATCTTACTTTGATACAACGTTGCTTCAGGCGTTTGCTTCCAAAAGTTGCTTGTGGCACGTACAAGCTCCCATTTGGTGTAATCATACCCATGAGCTTCCAAAACCTCTCTAGGCGTCATTTTGTGACCCCTGACAACCTTTAGAATGGTTTCGCTGGACTGTGTGCCGTCTGAATCGTATTCATTCTTTAGTGGTTTTTGGAACTCGATGCCAAGCCGTCTTGCTTTGCCTTGAAGCGCATCGTAGCTAATCCCTAGCTTGTCTGCTGTCTCACGTCTGGTAAAGCCTTCAGAGGCGAGCTTCCTAATTCCGCTGATTTGTTCATCTGTCCATTGCATCTACTCGCCTCCTGAAATATAATAATTGTGAGCCACATGCAATCATGTGCTGCTCTTTTCATTTTTATTCCTCAGGCTCTCGGACTCGTCCCCGAGAGCTTTTTTATTGATTAAAAAATTTCGATGAGTTAAAATTAAATTGTTCCCAACAGATACTCATTTTCACTCCTCGGTACTACCCTATCCTTAGGCTCTCGGCCCCCAACCGAGGGCTTTTTTAGTATCCTTATATAAGGAATGTGCTATTATGTAACCGTGAGCAGTGACCATTCTCCTCCAAGTCAATTGTCATTGCTCACTCCCATAATTGCTGGCCCTCAGTTAATCGCTCAGAGGGCCCTTTTGCTGTACTTTTGAATATATACACATACAATAAAGAGACTTTACATGTTTGATAAACTGCGATGCTATACTGAATTTGCAAGGGTGAGACGCCTTGCAATTATATTTACCCCTACAGGCCTTCAGTTCTGGGGAGCTGGAGGCTTTTTTGTTGCACAAAAATAGCACCTCACCGTTTGGCAGAGTGCTCGTGTAAATAAAAATACGCCGAAGCGTCAATGCCAAATAATATCAACTTTCCCACCCGAAATCTGTGGGCATTGATCCCCGGCCGAGTCTAAAAACTCGGGTAGTTTAATTACCAGAGGACCATTCTTTAAATCTTCCGTTGATTCCGTCTATCCTCGCCCCCATCTTATGTGTATTAACTGATTTTCCCGAATCGATTCCTGCCACATAATCTTGCAATTTGCTTTGAGCTATAACTATGTCACTATATGTTCTAATCCCGATTTTGTTGGTTATCGAGATGAACTCCTTAGTGACGGCATCTGGATTCACACCTGGAGGAGTCATAGTAAAGAACTTTTGCTCATTTTCCTCAGGCAAGTACTCACGTTGAATATAACCTGCGTCAGTTTGTCCAAATGCCAAAGCCATGATTTTGTTACCATTCACTCCGCAAATAACAACAATTTGATTTACACAATTTCCATCTATGTCTTTTGCCCCCTTTAACGTTTCCTTAACAAACTGTTGGATCACATTTACGTAAAGTTGCCAGTTTAACTGAGCTCCGTTGCTTTGAACATGTAATCGCTTTATGAAGTCCTTTATTATGTCAGCAACTTGAGCGTTTCCTGTAGTTGCAATCAAAATGTTTGATTCGGCTAACATAAATTTTTTATAGTTTTCCCCAACCGTTTT